GTACCGCCACCGTTTGCCACGGCCCTGGTTCGGGCAAACCTGCCGGAATGGTGCGGAACAACAATCACGACCATGGCACAGCTGGAGCGGCTGGTGGCCGTGTAATGGAAAGGGCGGTAAAGCATGAGTATTATTTGCATAGCCAAAGGAACGGCCACCATAGGCATGACAACGCGGGGCGCAGATGGGAAAATCATAAGCCAGACACCGGCACGGTGGGAGCATGACCCGGACGGCGGGTGTGTTGCCCTCTGGACTATGAACCCGGAAACCGAGGAACAGGAAGCCCCGGCGCGTATCTATGGCGACTGGCAGGCGTCGGAATACCTGGGCGACGTTCTGGCGGAACTGAAACCGCGCCGCAAGGTGAACCTGCCGGATTTCCCGGCAATCGTCCGCGCGGCCATGGCCGACGGTATGGACATTTGCGTGTACTGCCAGAGTTTTGGCTGTAACGAGTGCATAGTGAACGAGTGGAAAAGCGAAAGGAGCGACGAAGAATGAACAAGACGAAAATTGACTGGGCCACAATGTCCTGGAACCCCGTAACCGGCTGCCGCCATGGCTGCCCGTACTGCTACGCCAGAAGGACGGCCACACGCTTCAACGCAGGGCTGGAGGATCCGGCCCCGCTGGCCGGCGGCCTCCATGTGCTGCCGGAGAAGATCAAGGCGACGCCATACCCGTATGGTTTCGAGCCTACCCTGCACCGCTACCGCCTGGGCCAGCCGCAGAACACAAAGGAACCGCAGACCGTGTTTGTTTGCAGCATGGCGGATCTGTTTGGACGCTGGGTGCCCACCTCCTGGATCGTGGAGGTGCTGGACGCCTGCCGCAAGGCACCACAGCACCGCTATTTGTTCCTGACAAAGAACCCGGCCAGGTATCTGGAGTTGGATCACCTGGCCCTCCTGCCCCACGAAAGCAATTTCTGGTATGGCAGCACCGTGGCGAACATGGACGCGGTGGGAATGTACGTCATGCAGGGTGTGAACATCAACAGCTTTTGGAGCATGGAGCCGCTGCTGGGGCCGGTGGACATGGCCGCGGCGGAGGGTTTACCGGAGTGGGTGATCCTGGGCGCCGAAACCGGCAACCGACCGGACAAGGTGACGCCCGCCCGCGAGTGGGTGGACAACATTGTGGCATTTTGCGAGGAGAACGAGATCCCTGTGTTCTTCAAGGACAATCTGCGGAAGTATTTCCCGGATCTCCCTGCCTCTGCTTTCCCCTGGGAGGTGTGAGCCATGGAAAACACCGAGAAAGTGGAGATCGGTTACACCGTGCCGAAAGAACGCTGGCAGGAAGCGGCCAAGAACCTGGAGGAACTGGGGAACGTGCTGGCCGCTGGATTTCTGAAACAGAACAAGGACGGGCGCGGGAAAGAGGACGCGGACGACATTATGGCGGACATCATGCTGGCCTGCATGGCGCTTTACCATGTGGCGGAGTTTGCAACGGATAAGTGCCGGATCATTCCGCTGCCCGGCAAGGACGGAGGTTAATATGCTGGCTGTGCTTATGAGCATGAAACCGGAGTGGTGGGAGAAGATCCTGGACGGCGAAAAAACGTTGGAAATCCGAAAGACACACCCGCAAAATGAAAGGCTTGAATGGCCCGTGACCGTTCTGGTGTACGTCAGCGGCACCGGAGCGGTGCAAGGTCAATTCCTTTGCCCTGGGGAAGTATCATACCGAACCATGCAAGACCTGGAAGAAATGTCATGCGTTCCGCGGGAGGATCTGCTGAAATACGCAAAAGGCAGGCGGCTTTCCGGCTGGATCGTCCAGTCACCGGAGAAGTTCGACGCACCCAGCCCTCTGGCAGAGTTCGGCCTGGACCGTCCGCCAATGTCGTGGCAGTATGTGGAGATCCCGGACGCGGAGGAGGTATAAGCGTGAAAGAATATTTCAAAAACGCACTGATTATATGCGCTGAAATGACGCTATTGGTAGTCTGTTGGGGACTGGCAGAGTTCGCGCTGGCGGTGCTACGAATAGAAATCGGCCTGACAAACTGGGCTATGGGCGGGTTCATACTGGCGGCGGCCCTAATCGGTGCGGCGTTTAGAACGGCCAGAGAGCGCCGGAGAAAGGAACGGGCCGCAAAATATGTCCCGGTAGTCCTGGAAAGCGCTATAAACGTCCAGCGCAGTCTATTGCGGGATATTACTGCATCGGAGGATCAAAGCCAGATCAATACATGGCGAAAAAGCGTCGTCAAAATGACCCTGGCAGCCCTAAATGAAAAGCGGGAGCGCATGATCAAGAACGGAGCGGAGAAGTGAAAGCAGAAAAGCCACCGGCAAGCCCACAATGTACGGACTGCCCACTCTGGAAATATGGCGCTGTGTCCTGCGCCCGCTTTAATCTGCGCTATGCGCTGAATGAAATGTTAAAAGAACTCCCGTTCTTTTGCAGAACGGCGGAGGGAAAAATTGTTTGCCCGTATAAGGAGGCCAAGAAATAACATGGCCATAAACGTTTCCGACCTGCCGCCGAAATACCAGGCGCAGGCCATGAAAAAGTACATGGAGCAGCAACAGCGGCGGGGGCCAGCACCTCCCGCCGCGCCGCCGCAGGATCCGGCAAAGGGTACGAAATACCACAACACCCCCACCGAGCGGGTGACAGCCTCCGGGGCCGTCCTGCATTTCGACAGCCAGAAAGAGGCCCGCAGGTTCGACGTTCTGGCTGCCCGCCAGGCAAGGGGGCAGATCCGTGATCTGCGCCTCCAGGTGGATTTCACCCTGCAGGAAGCGTTTACCGACACGGAGGGAAAGCGGGTGCGGGCGATCCGCTACAAGGCGGATTTTACATACTACCAGCCGCCAAACAGGCAGCTATACGGAAGTCATGCGCCATACTACGCAGAACAAAGCGGGGTGTCCTGGGAGTTCGTCGTGGAGGACGTAAAGAGCAAGGCCACCAGAACGGCCAAGTATGCCATGAAAAAGAAAATGCTAAAGGACCGTTTTGGGTACGACATTACCGAGGTGTGAGAATGAGCAAAAAGACAACGGACGAAACCCTGGGCCGTGAGGCTGTCAAGGAATACCTGCAGCAGTACCACACGGCTGTGGGGAAAAAGCGGATCCTGGAGGAGCGCCACCGCGTCCTTTCCAGCGAACTGCGGGCGCCCAGTACGGGGTCCGCGTTCAGGTTGACGCCGCCGACCAAGCCGACAAAGACGGACGGATCCGTGTCCGTTGTCTTTCGGATCTCCGAAGTGGAGGACAGGATCGAGGAGCAGCGGGAGGAAATGGCCAAGGCCGTCCTGAACGTTATGGACTTGATCGACGTATTACCGGCCAACTCCACCGAGCGCACCGTGGTGGAAATGCGTCACATAGATTGCCGGGGCTGGGATAAGATCGCGGAGGCCCTTTACATGAGCCGGTCCAATGTGTTCAACTACTACAACGCCGCCCTGGATAAAATCCTGGAGAACAAGCGCAACCGGAAACTGCTGGAGGAATACATGGCCAGGAAGCAGCAGCGGGCAGGGCCGCACGGGCGGAATAATCGCCCCTGAAAAGTTTGGACGCTTTTGGACTATTGACCGTGCTATACTGATAGCATGGAAAGCAGCGCAGGGGTGAAACCCTGAAACGAATACCGAGAACCACCAGCCGAAAGGCCGGTGGTTCTTTGCTTTCCACACCATGGCCGGGGAGTGTACCGCGGGGGCTTTCCTCCTTTCACCCTGCGCCGCTGCGGCGTGTGCATACGCGGCGGCCCGGCCTAACCCTCCCGCCCTGGGTGCCTTTGCCGAGGGGCACCCAGGGCACCCGTTAAGGACCCAGCACCCCCCCTGTGTAGGTACTCCCCAGCAGGAAAAGCCGTGCGGGGCAAGGAAAGCCCGACGTTTTACCCTGTGAAAGCAGAAAAAAATCTGGCTGTTACGTTACGGTTTTTTGAAATGCCGGAAAAGTTATACCCCCCTACGGGGGTATAAGCCGAAAAAGGAGCGGCGAAAAAAACGAAATCGACCAAAACCGGAAAAGCGAAACCGGCGGGGCACCCTGCCGGAGCAAAAAGGAGGTGGCGCCGGTGGCGGAAAAGAAGCAGACCGGCGGCACCGGAAAGCGGGCAAAGAGCGAAAAGCCGGCGGTGCTGTCCGGCAC